ATACTGGCGCAGTTGTGACTGCTACAGGCATCCCGTCTGGCGCATACGTCCTTGAGACTTGGGCTGGCGGTTTAGCTGTTCCTTTGTCTGCCGCTGCTACGGCGTCTGGAACTTTGAGTGCTGTTTCATTTAGCTATGCCGGTCGCCATGTTCCGCAAGAAGTTAATTTAGTCATTGACTCGGCTATTAACGACTTCACAGTTTGCATGGGTGCTACCCCGTACGACCCGACTGACTTCACTACAGCGTTTGATCCGCTATTGGTTCGTTGGTCCGATCAAGACAACCCTTGGGAGTGGGTGCCTGAAGTCATTAACCAGTCAGGTGAGCAACGTCTGTCGCATGGCTCGTACATCGTTGCATCGGACAACTCTCGTCAAGAATTGTTGGTTTGGACTGACGCTGCCATCTATTCGATGCAGTACATCGGACCTCCGTTCGTGTGGAGTTTTAACCTTCTAGACCAAGATATCTCCATCATTTCGCAGAACGCTCTGCGGACTGTGAACAACGTCACGTACTGGATGGGGCGAGATAAGTTCTATGCCTATACTGGTCGTGTCGAGACGTTGCCGTGTACGTTGCGTACGTTTGTGTTCAGCAACATAAACCAATCTCAATCGGCGCAAGTTGTCTGTGGGCACAATGAAGGTTTCAGCGAGATCTGGTGGTTCTATCCGTCTGCTAACAGCACGGTCAATGATAGCTACATCATTTATAACTACCTTGAACAAAGCTGGTATTACGGTACATTGAACCGTTCAGCGTGGGCTGAGCAGAGTCTTCGTGAGTATCCACTGGCCGCGTTTGGTATTCAGTCTTCGTATCTCGACGCTGCGATTGACGCTAGTCAAACCACAATCACTCTAATTAACGGCTCGTCCTATCCGGATTCGGGCACTGTTTTGATTGATGCAGAGCAGATTTCTTACAGCGGCAAATCAATTGATAATCCTAACGAACTGCCGAACTGCGTTCGTGGAGTCAATCAAACTACCGCTGCAAGTCATGTCATCAATTCAGATGTGACGCTGCGAGTACCGAATCAAGTACTGTTGCAAGAGTTTGGTCTTGACGATGACTCGGGTCCGACTCCGCAGCCGATTGAGGCATACATTGAATCGTCAGACTTTGACATCGGTGAGGGGCATAACTTCGCCTACGTCTGGCGTATTCTGCCTGACCTCACGTTTGCAGGGTCAACAGCGGGCACGGAAGATAGTACAAATACAAACCCGCCAAACGTGCTGCTGACTATTAAGGCTCGGCAGAACTCAGGCTCGGCATACAACTCGACAAGCAGCCCGTATGTGACTGCGACTATTCCGATTGCGGCTGATCAATATAACGGACAGGTCTATACCCGCATCAGAGGGAGGCAGGTTGCCTTTCGTGTGGCTTCTACTGCACTAGGTGAAACTTGGCAGGTAGGCGCGATGCGTATTGATATTAGACCAGACGGACGACGCTGATGGCAAATCCTCGCGGTGTCGTACCTCCAAGTCTTCCTGTTGCTCCGAATGCTTACGAACGGAAATATCAGGATCAGTTGTCGAGCGTATTACGACTTTTCTTTACAAGCCTGACAAGCAAGGTCAACTCGCCTACGCCTCATGCTTCGTACTTTGACACCGCAACGCAGACGAATCCGATAGCCAATACAGTCAATCTGTTTACGTTCAATTCAGTTGTTTCTGAATTTAAAGTTACTCGCGGCGTTCCAACGTCGAAGATATTTGTTAATGAGACTGGGGTTTTTAACTTTCAGTTCTCGGCTCAGTTGGACAAGTCTGGCGGTGGCGCAAGTGCGGTTTATATCTGGCCCCGAATCAACGGAGTCAACGTCCCAGATTCAAACACCAAAATGGTCATTGACGGTCCCAACAACGAAGTCGTGGCTGCTTGGAACTTCGTGCTTGTGATGGAGGCAGGGGACTATTTTGAATTGGCTTGGGAAGCCGCTGACACTAACGTAATTATCGCGCACGAAGCCGCTTCCAACAACCGACCAGCTATTCCATCGGTCATTTTGACCGTCAACTGGGTATCGAATTACGAGGCCTAGCAGTGATACTATTCGTAAAACTTGACCCCGTGGGGGAAGTATGAACAGCAATTATCCTCTTGGCGGTCTTGCCTCCCTCGTTGCATCACGGGGCGGTGGCGATGACTCCATGCTTGTCCACATGACCCCCAGCGAAGTGCAGGGGTTACAGTCGCTGGCTATGGCGCATGGGGGGTCGCTTGAGATTAACCCCGAGACTGGACTCCCCAAGGCTGGGTTCCTGAAGTCCATTCTGCCGACTGTGCTTGGTGCGGTGCTTGCCCCGTTCACGGGCGGTCTGAGTGCTGCCCTGCTCGTCGGTGCGGGTACGGGTCTCGTTGAGAAGGACTGGAAGAAGGGTCTTCTGGCCGGTCTTGGTGCGTTTGGTGGGGCTGGATTGAGTTCAGCCCTGACTAGCACCGGATCGAAGGCATTGGAAACTGCTGCGGCCGAGGGTATTAAAAAGACTGCTGAGACTGCGGCCACTACCACGTTTAATCCTTTGACAGCCGGTGCTCAGCAACTTGCTTCTTCGGCGGTTCCCCAAGGCATCAAGTTTGGTGCGGGAGAATCTGCCCTTGCTGGATTGAAAGCCTTGGGTTCTGAGGCTGGGCGCGAAGTCTTTACTAAAGCAGTTCCAGAAGCATTTAACAAAGCCATTCCGGGTATTGGCGGCATGATTGGTACTAAAACCGCTGCGGCAGCGGCAGCGGCTCCCATGCTATTTGCTGAGCCTGAACCCCTAAAAGTGCCTAAATCTGGCCCAACTATGTACTACACCGGCACGGAGTTTGAGCAGGAACTCAACCCGAACCGTGACCAGCCCGGTCAGGCGTACTTCACCCAGCGGTTTACGCCGGGGCAGTTTACGACCCAGATGCCTCTGGGCATGGCTGAAGGTGGCAAGGCTGAGAGTAATAAGGGCGAAGGTAGCAAAACCCCTCCGCCTACTATGGAAGAATACTACCGGAGCATGTTAACGCCTCCGCCCCGGACTGCTCCGGCCAACCCGGCTTTGGGGCAGTATCTGGGTGACCTGAACAAATTCATAACGGCGGGTACGCCTAAAACGTCACCGACTTACGTTGCACCTCCGGCTGCACCTCCTCCGACTACGCCTCCCCCGGCTCCACCCCCGCCTCCGACTACGCCTCCTCCGGGCGGCGGCACGACTAACCCTCCTCCGGGTGGTGGAAGAGGTGGTGGAGATAGAACCGGCCCTGATCCGCAGGATCTCTACAATTTTAATAATTTCCAAGGATTTGACCCCAGCGTACTAGCGGGTTTTGACCCGTCATTTATGCAAGGGATTAATCCTTTTGTGACTGGGTACACCTCGGGTAGTGAGACCTACAATCCACAAACCCAGAAGTTTGAGCCTACTCAAACTGCCCAGCAGACCACTACGCCTGACTTGGGTGGTGGAAACGACTATGCCTCCTTGTTCGGGCAGCAGTTCGGTCGTGAATTTAATGCGGGACCGTTCAAGTTCGACACTAGCGACATCTATAACCGCATCGCTGAAAACGAACTGATGGACATGAACCCCGGCATGATGCAGTTCAATCAGGGTGGCATCAGTACGCTGGGTGGTTACTCAGACGGTGGCCGACTTCTCCGTGGTCCGGGCGACGGTATGTCAGATGACATCCCTGCCGAGATTCGTAGCCGAGCACGGCGGCAACCGGCGCGATTGGCTGATGGTGAGTTTGTAGTTCCGGCTGATGTAGTCTCCCACTTGGGGAACGGCTCTACAGATGCTGGGGCGAAACAACTCTATAAGATGATGGACAAAGTGCGTCGTGCGCGGACTAAAACGTCGCGACAGGCCAAAGCCATCAAACCTGAAAAATATATACCGGGGCGACGATCATGAGTTCAGGCGGTACATCAAATTATTCTAGCGGAGCCACAGGTGGAGGCACAGGCGTAGCCCCCGAGCCTAGCGCACCATACGCGCAAAGCGCACCGGCTCCGAGCGGTGGTAAGGGTGGATACAACCCTAACCCGTATTCGCAGGAACAGCAGCCGCAACAACCGCAACAACCGCAAGTCTATATGCCGCCGTCGCAGCCGACGTTCTACGATCAGGCATTTATGCATATGCAGCCTCGCATGGAGGCTCCTCCGAGACAGTACGGGCTTGGTGGTATGGGCGGTGGCAATGCTTACGCTCGTCCGTTTCGCTCATATGGTTCGCCTGTCGAGGCACCTCCGCCGCCGGATGAGATGCGTTTTGTTCCCGCTGTGATGCCGGATACACCTCCTAGGGCTCGTCCCGCTGTAATGCCTGCTGTGATGCCGGATACACCTCCTAGGGCTCGTCCTGCTCCATTTCAACAAGAGTATGCGGTTGGTGCTACTCCGACTATGCCGGATATGCAAGTGAGTCATATGCGGAGAGATTATCCGGTTGGTCCTATGCCGGATATGCGAATGAGGGATTACTCTGATATGCGGATTGATTCTTTCCGTCCACCTTATCAACCGCCCGTCGAAGCCACAAGAGCAGTCATGCCAGAACCCAATTACAGCGGTGGGCTTGGTAGTTTGTTTGGTGGGATGAGTGGTTCCGTGTCTTACCCGTCGTCGCCATCTCCTAGCGGTTTTGGTCCACTACAACAGCAAAATCCTCAACTTCTTGAACAGATGCAAGGGGCGGAGATTGAAAAGCAACGAAAAGCGGCTGACTTGCAGCGATTACGTTCACAGCCCTACGACCCCCGACAATTAATCGGATAACGCTGGATGAATCTTGAAATTACACTCGTGCCCTACGGCCAGATTAGCTACGTCGTACCGTCGCTGATCAAGTATTTTGAGAAGTCAGAGGGTTGGACCAAGGGACGCTCTGGTGTAGATGACATCGTTCGGTTTGTGCTGACCGGACAGATGCAGTTGTGGGTCGTGTTTGACCCGACTGACAGCACGATTTACGGATACGTTATAACTGAAATTAAGCAGTACCCGAAGAGCAAGCTCTTTGTGATTCAGTACTGCGCGATGGAAGCGCAGCATATGCGTTACGTGTCCGACAGAATGCATGAGACCGCTGATCGCTTCGCTCGTGATATGGGCTGTAACGGGGTTGAGTTCTTTGGTCGCCCCGGCTGGGAGCCGCACGTAAAGAAGTATGGCTACACGGCCAAGTCCGTGGTGTTTGAAAAATATTTTGATGAGGTGCCGAAATGAGGCGCGTAAATAAGCTCCACGACTTTGGCTTTTATGAAGAATCACCAGAGGCGTACTTTAATTCTGGTGACCGTGCGCTCATCAAACTGAAGTCGAACATTGCATACGGTGGTGGCGGTAGCGCCCCATCTGCTCCGACTCAGCAAACAATTACGCAGAACACGATCCCCGAGCAGTTGATGCCGACTGCTCTGCGCCTTTTGGGGCGTGTCGAAGCACTGACGGACGTTAACAAAGTTCCGTATCAGGTATACGGCGGTCAGCGCATGGCGGGTCTTAACCCGCTTCAGCAGCAAGCGATTCAAGGCACGGCTGAACTAGGCCCGACTGCCCAGACCCAACAGGCTACAGGACTCGCTGGCCTTGCTGGACTACAAGCAAACCAGATGGCTCAAGCCGGTTATCAGCCGATGCGGGAGCGCGAGTTCTATCAGCCGATGGATCTTGCTTACGGCAGTGTTCAGGCTCCGCAGTTACGCAATTACCAGATGGCTCCTACTCCACAGGTGCAGGGGCAGGGATACGGCGCATTGTCGATGGGCGCACCGGGGCAAGTACAGGCTCAAGGTTTGCAGCAGTTTCAGATGGGACCGGCTGAGCGGATTGGTGCCGATAAGTTTGGTATTCAACAGGCTCGCGAATACATGTCTCCCTACATGCAGGATGTGGTGGAGCAGCAGAAGCAAGCCGCTGTCCAAGACTATGCTCGTCAGTTGCCCGGTATGGGTGCTGCGGCGGCTCGTGCGGGTGCTAAAGGTGGTACTCGTGAAGCGTTGCTTCAGGCTGAAGCCCGTCGCGGGTTGCAGGATCGCCTTGGAGATATTGAGGCCACAGGTCGTCAGCAAGCCTTCCAACAGGCACAGCAGCAGTTCGGTGCAGACCGCGCCGCTCAAATGCAAGCTGCGCTTGCCAATCAACAGGCTGGGCTTAGCACCGGTCAGCAGAACCTTGCGGCTCAATTGCAGACTCAGGGTCTTGGCGCACAACAGGGCTTGCAAGCGGCTCTTGCCAACCAGCAGATGGGCTTCAACGTCGGTCAGCAGAATCTCTCTGCCGAGCAAGCGCGTCGTCAGTTCATCGCTCAGCAGGGCATGCAGGCTCAACTTGCCAATCAGCAAGCAGGTCTTACGTCTGGTCAGCAGAATCTGGCTGCATTGCTTGGCGTACAGCAGTTGGGTGCTGGTCAACAGTTACAAGCGCAGCAGCTTAATCAGGCCGCGCAACTTCAGGCTCAGCAACAGGCTCTGGCTCAACAGCAACAGATGGCGCAGTTTGGCTTGCAGGGAGCGCAGCTTGCTGAGCAGTCCCGGCAGTTTGGTGGTAACTTTGGCCTTCAGGCATTGCAGCAGCAGTTGGCTGCGGCGGGTCAGCTTGGTCAGTTAGGCCAGCAACAGTTCGGCCAGCAGCAAGCAGCGGCTCAAGCGCAGATGGGCACGGGAGCGCAGCTTCAGGCTCTTGAACAGCAACGTCTGGAGCAGCAGTATCAAGACTTCCTTGCTCAGCAGCGTTATCCGTACTCGCAGTTGGGCTTCTTGTCTGACGTATTGCGCGGTATTCCTACAACGACTTCGTCTCAAGCGATTTACGCAGCGCAGCCCAGCATGGTCAATCAGATTGCCGGTGCGGGTATGACAGCGTATGGTTTGGGTAATCTCTTCGGTAGGGGTGGTTAATAATGGATGGCATTCTTACTGACCCGCGACTGCTTGCACTGCAACAGGCTGCAAAAGGCAAAGACCCACAGGCATTTCGTCAGGAACTCATGGCGCGAGTAGATCGCGGAGAGTTGCCCTCTAGCCTTGTCTACGTGATGAACTTGCAGAACCGCGCCGAGTTGATTGGCAAAGCCATGTCGCCGGAGCAACAGCAGCAAGCGATGCAGCAGCCGTCGATTCGTCAGCGTCTTGAGAATGCCGTGGCTAACGCTGCCCCACCTCCGCAGATGCAGCAGCAGATGCCTGTACAACAGCCGCCTATGATGGGCGGCGCACCCGCTGGGCTTCCGGCTACGAGCGCGGCTACGCTTGCTCGTCCGGGTACGTTCAGTGCCAAGGGTGGTGGCATTGTGGCGTTTCAGAACCAAGGGTTGGTAGAAGGCGAGGAAGACGAGTATCCGGAGGTAGACGCCGCTTCGTTCTACCCGGCGGCTCCGGCTGCACCGGCTCCGAATCCCATGATGACTCCAGAGAATATCGCCAAGATGAAGCCTTCTGAAATGCAGGCTCAAGGTCTTGGAATGGTGTTGCAGCGTCGTCCGCGCACTAGCCAAGAGAGCCAAGAGAAGGCTCGTAAGGCACTGGCTGATTCGCTGGGCGTAGACAAGCTCAACAAAGAACAGACCAAGATGTTCAAGGATGCAATTACCAACATTGCTGCACGGCGTGATGAAGCCAAGGCAATGTTCTTCCTTGAGGCCGGAGAAAAGATTGGTAAAAGCACACAAGGATTTCTGGGTGCGATAGCAACTGGATTTGCTGAACCTGCGGCTCGCCTTGGCAAGACCCGCCGTGAGTTGGACGTTGAAGAGCGCGGCGTGAAGGGTGAACAACTCAAGTCGCGTCGTGATTATGCCAATGCCAAGTTGGCTGACTTTGACCGTATCGGCACTGCTCGTATGGCTGACGAGGCTGCTGTGGCAGCGGAAGAAGGCCGTATTGGAACAGCCATGATGACCTACGGCAGCCAGCAAGAGCAGGTCAAGCTTGCTCGTGAACGCATGATTAATGATCTTAAAAGATCACAGGGTCAACTCGGCCCGCTGGGCTTGTTCAAGGAAGACATCGAAGCGGCAATCAAAGCCCTTCGTGCGGCTAAAACGCCAGAAGAACTCGCGGCTGCTCAAATCAAGTTTGATGCAGTCACTGCCAACATGCAGAAGCTCCAGCCGCAGTACATTACTGGGCAGGCGGGCATTACCCGCGAACAAATGCGTACTGGGTACAATCGCGCTATAAATGCAGAAAAGAACCCTAACAGCGAACTTTATCAGTTGCGTAATCAGTTGCGGCTTGAAAGAGCCAAGCGCGACAAAGCTGATCCAAATCGTATTGCACAACTTGAAGCAGCGATTGAGGCCGAAGAAGACCGTCTGTTGGGCGTACCACAACCTAATCAGGCTGCGCCAACTGGGCAAGCGGGTAAAAACTTTGTATTTAATCCTGAAACTGGCGAACTTGAGCCAATCGGGTAATCCTCGTGCCATACAACGTACAGCTTCCGGATGGGCGCAATGTTCAGTTTCCGGATTCGGTTCCGCCTGAACAAGCAGCGCAGATCATCCGACAGCAGCTTCTAACCCAAGCTGCTCCCCCTGCACAACCCGCTCCGGCTCAACCGCAAGTACAACCGGGTCAACCGGCAGAAGCCGCAGCAATGGCTGCTGTGGGAGAGCGTGGATTTGGGCGACTTTTCTCTGGACTTGGTACGTCTATAGCTGAGCGGTTCAAACAGCTTGGTTATTCGTACATGGTTGAGAAAGCCGACGAAGCCAAAAAGATTTCGAACAAAGACAATGCTGAAGCACAGCAACGGGTAGACGAGTTAACTCAAGAATACCTTGCCAAGCTTCGTGCTAGCGATGAGCGCATCCGTCAAGCAACTCCAGAAGATCTGAACGTTATTGAAGAAGGCGTTCGATCTGGTATTGAGAGTGCCATTTTCCAATCACCGGGATTAATTGCATCCGTTGCTGCACGTAGTTCATTACCGAACTTGGCTCTAGCGGGGTTAAGCACTCGTCAGCAAAGTTATGCTGAAGCGCGCGAAGAAGGAAAAACTCCTGAGCAAGCGTCGCTATACGGCAACGTTGATGCCATCATTGAAGTAGGCACGGAGTACTTCCCATCTAAATTCTTAACCGATGCGTTTGGCGTTAAGACGCTCAAGGGTGTCAAAGACGAACTTATTAAATTTGCTGCGGGTGAAATACCGGGCGAACAGGCTGCGACTCTTTTGCAGTCGCTCAACGCCTACGCAAACGGGCTTGATGAAGAACTTGCTAACGCGCAATCCGCTAGCGAGGCTGCTCTTATCCAAGGCAGAAGGCAGGTTGTTACTGCCATCGCTACGCTTGTAGGCGGTGGTGTCCAAGCCGGTGCTGCCACGGCTCTTGGTGCATTGAGACAGGAGCCGCCTGAACTTACGCCGCGCCAGAGCGTCGCTGAACTCGACCGTCAGGTTGCCGATTACCAGACTCGGATCGCGCAGATTGAAGCGCAGTTAAAGATTCCCGGCGTATATACGCAGGAAGAATCTAGGAAGATGATTGACGAAGCCAAGAGCTTCGAAAAAGAAATCGGCATCCTTAACGATATACGTAAAGATACTGTTAAGACTTATGGTTTGACGGATCTTGAAAAGAAAGAACCGGCTACTGTAACTACGACTGCTGGTGGCACGGGTACAGTTGTCTCTCCGAAAGATAAACCAACAGAACTCAAGGGCAACGTCACGCTGCCTACATTTGAGACTGTTCCTGCAACAGAACCTTTCCAAGGATTCAATGAACTAGAGCAACGCGCTCTGGATACGATTCGTCTCCTTGGCAACGAGACTGTCAAAGATCAGTGGAACAAAATCCTTCGCAGCAAATTCAATATTGATGCGAAAGGCGCGGGTATTCTGCTCAGCAAACTGAAGAAGGCTGACCTGATTACTGGTCGAGTCGAAGGTTTGCAGTCGCTTAAAACTGTTACGCCCCAGCCTACAGTCACTCCCACTGAGACTACAACTGAGACTACAACTGAGACTACGACTGCACCTGCCGCAACCACGACCACGACCACGACCACAACTCTGCCTCCGGCCCCCCAAGCGCAGCCAATACCAGAAGAGTTATATAACAACGCGGTAAACGTTGTTATGTCTGGGCAGGTCTCGCCTACCGAAAAGAAAGAAGACGGCACGGACTTTGTTCTTGCTAGCGTCTCCACATCTGCCTTGGGACGCGCTCTCAACATAGGCATGGAAGACGCTGACCGTATCCTTGGTCAGATGCAAGCGCAGGGTCTTGTTGGGGAGGTGATGCCCAACGGCGTACGTCCGTTGACGGATCAAGGTTTAAAAACATTCAAACCCACAGACTCTTCTGCTCAAATTTTTGAAGCAGGGGAAAGTGCTCCTTCAATTCCGCTTACAGACCCTGCCAGTCCGATTTACCAGAAAGGTGCAGAGGCTCTCAAACAAGCGGCAATGAACCGCAAAGATGTAAACGTCCCGGCGATCATAAAAGCCACGGGGCTTGAGCGTCAGCAAGCCGTTGAATTGATGGATGCCTATCAACAGAACGGCGTAGTATCTAAGGCAGACCCGAAGACAAGAAAGCGTAAGTATCTACTGGAGTTACCCAAACGTGAACTACGCCCACGAACTACTGCTCAGAAGGCTGTCGCTGGAGCAGGTGCAGCAGGCACTGGAACTGTTGTACAAAAACGAGGAGCCGCCGCCGCAGGGACCACTAAGCCTCCTAAGTCCGCTGGACTGGGGGGTGTTGGAGCAGGTGTTGGTACAACTGATGCTGGAAAGGGTCGAGTCCTCCCTGCACTAGCACCGGAACAGCGTGATCAATATCAGGCTGCTGCACAAGCGTTGCTCCGCGCAGGAGCAATCTCCACGCCTGATTACAACCGAGTTATTGCGGACATCAATCTTGCTGCTAACCCGGTTGATGATGCGGGTAATCCTGTCACCCCGCCTGACCTGACTGAAACTTCTAAGATCGTCAATGCAGCGGCTCAGCGTTATCAACAAATACAGGCTGGTACGGCGAAGCCAATCGTTGAAGAGAAGGTCGAACTGCCCGATGAAGTTGAGGAGCGCGTTGGTAAGAAGAAGGAACGCGCCGCAGTTTCTAAACAAGCCAAGCAGTTTGAGAAGGTCACTAAGCAAGCCGCAGCGACTACCGGTGTTAAGGCAGCGCAGGAAGAAGGCGCACCAAAGGAGGTTGGCGAAGAAGGCTCTGCACCTATTGAACGTGAGGCGCGAGTTACTGGAGAACGCGTTGAGTTAACTCGGGGCATGTTGGCAGAAGTCACCGCCCTTCCGGAGCAAACTACTACTGCCTCGGAGGAAGCACCAGAACAGACTTCCAAAGAACTCAGCGAAGAAGCGTTGGGTAAAGCTATTAATGGCAGACCCATCGTAGAAGTACTCAACCTCATCGTTAAAACGTCGGATAGTCCGTCGTACAGAATGATTGCCGACCATCTTCTTCGGACGTTGGATTACTTGGTGTCATCTGGGTTTATTAAAGAGTTTCCCATTCAGGTTGTTAGCACCTTGCCGCGTGGCACACAGGGGCTAGCAACGATTTATCCGCAAGCTGACATGACCCGCACTCCCGGCCTACTCAACATGGGTATCGGGATAAAAATCAATAAAAATAATACTGATTATAAAACTGTGTTACATGAAATTGTTCACAGTGTTTTACAGCCGCTCGTCGAGCTTGGTCGTGCAGCTAAAGATATTGGTATTAAAAATGATCTGGTAACTGCGTTTGAACAGTACCAAGAAGTTGGTAACTTCATTGGTAAAAAGCTTGTTGAACTTGTCAACAACCCGCCAAAAAACAATCAAATGCGCGCGTTGGTGCAAGACCTTCAGACTATGAATATTCTGAAGAAAGATAGTAATGGGAGACTCACTTATCAAGTAGACGAAATTTACACGTGGGGGTTAACCGATGCATCAGCACAAGCATTGCTGCGGTTGATTCCATATCGTCGTGAGCAGACTACGTGGAGCCGGTTTGTAGATACTGTTACTAAGATGTTGGGATTTACGGTTGACGCAAACACTGCGCTTGCTCAAATTCTCAGCGTAACGGACAGGATGGCAAACACAACCGACGCCATCATTGAAATGCGCCGCGATCCTGTCACGATGATTAGGATAGGGCGTGCGCCTTTTGGGCGCCCTGTGCAACGTGGGGCAAAAAAGTTTAAAGCTCCCCCTGCCAAGGTACGCACCCCAGAGGAGATGTACCAAGAGAGCGTTGATGAACTCGACTCTGTGGCTGGCGGCAGACCGGGCTTCCTAAAACGCGCTAAAGAATTCTTAACCGGGACGCCGTATCTCAAAGCTGCGCGCGATTTACAGAACTACCGGTACGTTTTGAAAGACATTCAGAACGGCTTAGAAATGACAGGCCGGTTGCTGCGTGAGAACGTAGGAACGCTCGGCTTTAATAACTTCTACGACCGAATGGTTGTCTCGACTGGCTTGACCAAGGGCATCATGGTGTCCCGCATCATGCCGCGCTTTGAGGCTATCGAAGTCGCTGCCAAGGCTTATGGCAAGAAATCAAAACTGCCATACAAGAAAGTGTTAGCGAAGTTGGATAAGACGCTAAAGGCGTTGCACATTGGTGAGCGTCGCCGCACCAAGTTCATGTTGTTTGCGCCGCTTGATAACACCAAGAAAGACTTCCAGATCACCAAGCCAGATGGCACGACCGAACAAGTCAGTGCCGCTAAGCTGCGTGAGTATATCTGGACGCTGCTGCACACCAATTTAAAGTTTCAGAATGATGCCCAGCGTCAAGCTTGGTACAAGATCATCGATAATTACCGTGATCAATTAATGCAGTTAACGGACAGAAATGATCCGAATAACCGCCTTGATGTGAACGGTTCTAGCCTTGCCGACATGATGGAGGGGGCTGAAAAGAAGAAGCCCGGTACTCGGTCGATCCGCATTGAAGATCCTGAGTACAACGTGCTCGGCACGTACTACCAAAAGGAAATCGACGATCTCATCCAAGAGTACAACTCTGACCCGAACAAGACTGAGTTCGACGAGATCATCAATGCTGTGCGCGACGTACAGGAAGAGACCGTCAAGCTAGACGAAGAAGCCAACTACTGGACGCAGGGTGTGTCGAACATCAAGCAGTTTTATGGTTGGAAGAACTATGTGCCTTTGACTGGTAAGGCACAGCAGAAAGTATCTGAAGAAGATGACACGTTGGAGTTCTCTAGCCCCCGCTACTCTGCTGAGTACAAGGGCGAGATTGCTGCTGGGTTTAAGGGTGCGAAGTCCGAATCCCAGAACGCGCTGCTTGCAACGCAAATCGCAGCTACGCGGGCGGCTATGCGTGTCGGGTTGAAGGATTCTAGACAAGCCATTCACAACGCTTTGAGCCAAGGCATCCTTGATGGCAAAGCCAAAGAGCGCATCAAGTTTGAAGACCGTGCCAAAGGTCTGGAGCCGCTGAAGTATCAGGGCAACCGCATCTTCATTAACTACAACGCAGACGGATCAATTGACGTTTGGGAGCTAACCAACCGCGATCAACGCAACGCTATCCGTCGTGAGTTTGAGCCGGAAGAATCAAACAATATCTTCCTCCGCGCCATTGACGCGATGGGAACGGTAACGAGCGGCGTAGCGCAGTTCTTCACCCGATACAACTTGGCATTCGGTTTCAAGAACTTCATCCGCGACATGTTCACTTACTCGGCGGTGTTTGCACGGCTTGGTCCGAAAGAGATGGCGCGGTACACCGCTAACGTCGCTGCGGACGTAGCACGGCTTGGCCTCGTGAAGGCAGGGCGTATCAGCTACTTGTACAACCGTGGTCGCTTCGATGACATTGAGAAACTCGCTGCTAAAGACAAGCGGTTCTATGCCCCGGCATGGGAGTTCTTGAAGAACGGTGGTGAGTCTGTCTTCGTGCAGCAGTTCACCAAACTGTCGCGCTTAAAGAGTCTGGTTGAGCGGTACGATGTCGCTAGCGCCAACAATAAACTGAAGATGGGCAAAGAAGTTATCGATGCCTTCTTCGATACGTGGGCGTCGATGTTTGAATTGACTGCACGTGTCAGTGCCTACCGCATTCGCAAGGAAGAAATTCTTGCCAAAGACCCCAGTCTGAGTGACGAGGCAGCGCAGGTCTCGGCAGCGTCGTGGACTAAGGAGATGCAGAACTTTGAAGCGGTGGGCGATAAGGTGCGCCGCATCAGTAAACTGTATTACTTCTTCCGTCCCGGCTCGACAGGCTCGGTTCGGGCGTTGGAAGTTCTGCGCCCCATGTTTATCTACGATGTGAATCGCCTGCTGGGCCAGCTTCCAGACAAGATTAAGAAAGATCCTATGGCACTGCGTAAAGCAGAGATCCAACTACGCCGGGATCGATACAACAGCATGCTATCTACGATGGCTATGCTTGGCCTCGGCTACTTCATCTATATGATGGCTGCGTCGATGGCAGGGGACGATGACCTTGAACGCAACGTAGTTGCGACAGACAAGAAGGAACTCTGGGCACGTAGCCTCCGTATCCCATTGTCTTACTTTGGCCTTGGTGAGAAAGACGAGTTCTTCCAACTTCCTTGGGGGCTTGGCGCAGGATCATTCCCAGCAATGGGTGCACAGATAGCTGCGTACACACAAGGGCATCAAACTGGTAAAGAGTTCATTTCTAACATGATGCAGATCGTGGCTGAGTCGTACATGCCGATTCAGCCGGTCAAGTTCAATCCGTTTGACCCGACCGAAGGTGCGAAGAGCGTACCGAAGAACCTCGGTATTGCACTGATTTACCCAGTCACCCCGTCACTGCCACGGTCGTACCTTGAGTACTTGATCAACGTAAACACGTTGGGCCAGCAGATTTATCGCGACCAATCTAACAAGTATGGCGATGCATACGTCGATGTTGAACGTATCCCTGAGATATACAACGACGCTGCCAAGTGGTTTGAACGTGTGAGCGATGGCGCTATCGATTACAAGCCTGAGTTCTACCACTACTTGGTGAGCAACTTTGTCATGGGGCTTGGCAACCTTGTGGCTGACTCGTACAGCCTTGGCCTGACGTTGCTTGGCGATAAAGAGTTTGACCCACGACGCGACACCGTGTTCCTGTCAGGCTTCTTTGCGCGTCGCCCAAGCCCAGATGCCAAGGAGTACGAGCGGGTCAAATACGACATTGAGAACATGGATCGGGAGTTGAAGAAACTCGACGCTCTCGCAGCTGTTGACCCAACTAACGTCCGTAATATTAAATACCGAGACAAGTACGAAGGCATAGATGATCTCATTGAAGTCTACCGCGACAACAAAGTCTTGATAGATAAACTGCGCGAAGAGAGTGGCCGCATCCGTGCAGGACAGGCCGGTACGTACACGACGGAAGAGCGTAAACGCATCGTGCAGAGCCTTAACGAAGACATCAATCTGTACAAACTACAGATGGTTCTGTACTACCAAGACTACAAAAAGATCTTAGAAGATAGCTCTAACTGACGCGCCATACGCGCACGCCCATGTAGTTCTTGTAGGTCGTGATGAACGCCTTGATGCGGACTCCGCTGCGCTTAGCAGCGGAGTCTATGGTGTAGAGCATCTTGGCAGGTTGAACGGTGGGGATGAAGAAACTCTCCCCAATCTGCATAAAATCAAACGGCAGGAGCCACTCTGGCTCGTTGTTCTCAGGGGGAATTGTCAATCAGTTCCTCTGGAATCTCGCTCTGGAACCCGTAGACGGCAACCGGCCCGATGTCCGCGCCGCTCGGCCAACCCGTACCAAGCCGCTTCTTGCCAGAGAAAGTCAGCAATCCATCTGCCTTCAGCGCAGTCTCAAACTGGGTAGAACCGACCTGTATTTCTGCTAGGTATTTTCGCAGTGCAGTTTTGGATACATAACGCATCTGGTTATGAATTTCGCTACGGCCAATCAACGGACCTCGTGGCTCGGTCACCACCTTGTTGTCATTCATGATCAGGAAGCCGCTGATGTTGCGGTTGATGAACACGTTCAGGATGTCGCGGTAATCCGTAACGTTCAGTTTCCTGTCGCTCTTGAGGTTGGCTAGTTCCTGAATCACTGCCTTGAATATGCGGTGCAGGTCGAACTTGATGATACCGGCCTCGCAAGCAAGTTCTGCTCCGGCAAACGTCGCTGAGATCAAGTTCTCGTAGAAGCGGTACTCAGTGTCGTTGCCCAGATAGTTGTTGTACTCCTGTGCCCAACGCTTGATCTTCTCAAGGACTACTTCTTCGCCAACTGTGTAATAGTACTTAATGAACTCTACACCGGCATGCCCGTGGTTTTTGTGCAGAGTTTCAAATATCAGCCGACCGTACTCAGGCTTCTCGCGCAGCAGGTGCGGCTTCTCAATATGGAACTGAACGACACGTGCCAGTTCACCGTCAGGGCTAGCCTTGATCTGCTCCAAGATGTCGTTGATGTTCTTGTTAGAGGTCATGAACAGAATCGTGGACGCATTCTGCTGCACCTCACGCTCGGCGTTGACCGACGCTCTCACGCGAACCTTGGGCTTACCCTGCGAGTTCTGATGGATGATCTTCGATAGATGCTCTGCCTTGGCATTGGACACTTCGTCGAGGCCAAGCAGGATGTTCTTCAGGTTTAGATAGCGCGCAACAAAGCCGTTCTCGGTTGCACCTCCGTCGATCAAACCCAACTCTCGCGGCGCACCGAATATGCTAATTGCTGCATAAAGCGAACCGGTCTTGCCGCAGCCCGTGCCGCCCGTGAAGCAGATTGATGCTCCGGGCGTGGAGGTCAGGCTCATCAACGGAGAACCAAACCCAGTCAGCATGCCAAAGGCATGGAGTTCCATGCTTGGCGCGTTGAGGATCGATACTGCCTTCTTCCAGTCGTCAAAGTTGCCTTCAGTTTTAAGAAGTTTAGCTATTGAGCGGACGAGCGGGGACGTAGCGGTTTTAAGAACCTCACCTGTCTCGCGGACTTCGGAGTGCCCGATGACGAATCCTTTACGGTCTTCCGTCCACCCCATCTGCATACGCATCTGCTCGGCTGCTTCGATGTTGACCATGTGATCCGTCCATTTCAAAACATACTTGGTAATCAAGGCACTAACCTCTGGGTCGAACACCACATCTTGACTCAGCATGGCTTCGCGCAGTTTGTCCGACGCCGCTACGGTCTTCATGGGCACGAGGAACGAACGAACGCCATCGTGTGGAAGAATTACGCGCATCTCCAAGCATGATGCGTCTGTCTCGCTGTACATCCGCTTGACTGGGAACAGGTCGTACTTCGTTAGCAAGATCGGGTCTTGCTCAATCTTCTTTCCCTTCTCGGACTTCGGCGGAGGTTGATAATAGATACCGCCCGCCAGTCGCATGAATGGATACAACTTATTCTGCTTGAAGATCTCTAAGTAGGCTTGGTAAGCAGAAACCGCTTCGGAATCCTCGTCCTCCCGAATTGATTCCGGCGTATCTGTTGAGGCTTCTTTGATGCGTCGCCCAATGTGAGTAGGGGACGGGATCTTTCCTTTGAAGGGGCAGTTGTCGCATCCACCGGGGTTGAGGGATTCAAATCTTTCACAAGTGTAAGCCCATTTCGCTGATAAAGTTTGTTCGGCTTTCTTCTGGGTGTAGGCGCGGTCGTAGCCCTCGTAATCCTCAGACATCTTATAGATGGCGGGATCGGCATCAACGCAGCGCATAGCAACGGACAGCCCTGCTCTCCAGAGTGGCTCGTCGATAGTGCGCGAGTTCACCAGAATGTGCTTGATCTGATTGCAGCCCTCATCTGACAGGCTCTTCATTGCAATCGTGTCGAACTCGTACTCGTAGTTCTGAAACTTGCTTATGTCAAAGATGTCTTTGTCAAAGCCTTTGATGGCAGAGGCTAGGACTTCTTCGACACTTGCTTCTTCTACCCCCAAGAATTCTTTAAACACATCAAACGAGTACTCGTAGATCTCTTGCGAGACCACGGATGTTTCACGTGGAACATCGTACTTGTAGTTGAATGTTTCTGGGCAACGCATGATTCGCGCTGCATCTGCCGTGACGGCAGCATCAATCTTCAGTCCATTGGTCTGGCAGAATGCCTTGAACTTCTCGGCGTAGACCTTCCACTCTGCAATCGGTACGTTGCAGTCAAGCGGCCAGTAGGCATGGATGCCACCGCCGGTATCGATGATGGCAGGAGGAGGAAGTTCATGCTTCGCAAGAAAATCTTCTAGCGCCGCAGTCGCTTCCTCTTTGCTTGAATATTTCTTCTCGGTATCACCTACGTCCAGATCGATAAAGAGTGAACGGCCTGCCAGCGCGTTCTCTGCTCGTCGGCTAGAATTTTTAAATGTGTTGGGTGATACAAAGACGTTGAGCCGATCTAATTTCGCTTGCTCGACCAGTTCAAACATCTCATCAAGCGTAGGGGCAAACGAGTTAGTAACTCGCTTAGATACTGAGTCAATCGTCGTGACGCAGTACACGCCTTCCGTAGGCAGGACTTTCTCGTAGAATTGTTTTAGCATTTTAGAGAAAGGCGGAGTGTTACCTCCGCCATATGGTGACGATTACTTGATTGGCGAACCAATCATCTGTTCGATATATCGCTTAGCGTCAAGGACAGTCTTCGCCGGTAACACACCGTTAGCCATATCTTCTTCAACCAGTTCAATAAAGGTCTTGATCAGGTTGTGCTTTCCCTCCCGTATACCTTGGCCTCGGAACCAACTGTAGACGGTCGTTCGCGTTGTCTCCAACGCAGCGGCAACGTATGTAGCAGGAAGATTAGCGTTGACGCACAGCCTCGCAAGATTCACCCCAAGTGAGGTGGAATTGTTGCGATACAAATCCAAAAGGAACTTTTGACTGTACGGTCGTGCCATTGTCGATCCTTACTTCTTGCCCCACTTCTGCACCACGCTAGCCAGATCTGGCTGAGCGACGGCTTCAGCGGGTTTCTTTTCACGCAGTTTCGGTTGCTTCTCAGCGACTTCGACCGGCGCAGCAGGAGCAGCAACTTCCTCTGTCTGCTCATTCTTCTTCGGCATGATGTTCAACTTGACTGCCATCTCCGCAGCGCGAGTCTTCGCCTGTTCAGAGATCGTATCAACCATGTCAGGTGGGACAGCCCCAACTGGCGAGAACAACAACTTCGGCGAGGAAGAGTTCGTGTCGAACTGCACCTTCGTGATAACACGGCCAACGCTGATGTTGTTGCTAGCAAGCATGCGGACGTAAGGCTTAAAGCCCCACTTGCCAGACACTTCTTCGTTGAAGCATGACGCAGACGGCACAACCAACTGCATCACATCACCGGCAGGATCGTTCGGGAGTACGACAGCAGTACGCCACGACAGGCGGCAAGCAGACCCCTGACCCGTAGAACTAGAACCCTTCGCGCTCATGGGACACTTGAAGCAGTCTGCTGCAACAGGCTCGGGCACTTCGGGGTTCGGCGTTTTGCTATCGCTCGACCAACAAGTCGGGTTGGTTTTGACACCCTTCTTGTAAGTGGAGTTGTAGTACATGCGGCTCGGAGTGTGTGCCATCTTGACGACAATCACGTTCATGTGACGGTCTTCAATTGCACCTACTTCCTTGCCGCCGACGATCTTGCGGAACACTCCACCCTCAATTGAAATGCGCTTGAGGGCACTCTCCTGCGATTCGCCACCGGCTACTGCAAGAGTGTCTGCGTCAACGCCGCCCTGCACGGCGAGTTCATTTTTAATACTCAGGATCAGATCATTGCTCATGGGTTACCTTCCCTTAATTGTTAACAACGGATGAGGAGGACGGCTTGCGAATCGTGACATCAAATTCACGCATCGCGTTGACACCGGGTGGCAGTCCATCCCCCTCATGTTCAGACATGAACTGCTTGAAATTGGTTTGGTGTATACGCCGCTCCAACAATTCAACTGCACTGTTCTCAAGAACGAACTTACCAAACACATTCCAATCGCTACAGTAAAAGCGTTCATTCAACTTACGCATGACAGTTCCAGAAGAAGTCTTGATCGTGTCAGCGCCAACCGTATTGCAGATCTTCAACAATTCAACTTTGATCTTATTCATGTCTTCTTCCAACACGGCGTCGTCTGCTTCGTACTTCTTCTTCAACTCTTCACGCGCAGTGCGTATAGCAATGAACGCTTCAACTAATTCTTCAGTGTTAAAACTCATACTGATTCCAACTCCTGCTTGTACAGATCAACTAGTTTTTGATGCGAGTCAACTTTACCTTGCAACATGTTGTACACGCGACGCTCAGCATCAGAACCCTGAAGATGAACTACCGTGCACGGATTACGCTGTCCAACTCTATCAATACGACCGATGCACTGAAGATAAGTCTCAACGCTCATCACAGGCGACCAGAAGATGATCGTATCAGCGGCGGTCAAAGTCACACCGTGAGATGCTGCTTGCGGTTGAATCACAAGCACTCGCGGATTTTCTTGAGACTGGAACCTGTCGATGATATCGGCGCGTGTCTTGGGTGGCACATCGCCTTTGATCACTTCGTTAGTGTAGCCCTCGCGGTTCAGATATTCAGTGACAACATCAATCGTGTGTATGTACGGTACGAATATTACAACTTTGTTTGACGTTTCGTCAAGCACTTCACGCATCGCTTCAAGGCGTGGAGACACATCAAACTCGACCACATCGCGGTGATCGGTGTAGACCGCGCCGCCTGAGATTTGCAGCAACTTACTCATGCTTGCCGCAGCGTTGACTGCTGACACCATTTGCCCAGCAGCTTCGATTAACATCTGATTTTTAAGGGTTTTATAGTATCTTGCGACTTGCACCGTGAGTGGTACTTCACGGGTTTGATACGTCACCTCTGGTAGATCCAAGCATTCTTTCTTGGTGTACCGGATCGCAGGTTGTAGCGCGTAACGCACTTCGTGTTGTGAATCTGGTTTAGGCATCCACTTGAACCGCGAGACTTGGCGCATAACTTTATCCCGCCACGCACTCATGAACTTCGGTACACGGTACGGCGAAATCAACTTCGCAAGGCCATAGGCATCCACCGGAGACTGCGAGGCAGGTGTGCCGGTCATCATCCACAAGCGTGTATCAGATGTAATGATTGACGCTAACGTCTTCCATCGTTTCGTCGTCGGTGTCTTGTATGCATTCGCCTCGTCAACGATGATCAGGTCGAACCCACCGTTACGAATCTCATCCCTGACGATTGCAACTCCGTCATAATTAATAACGATGAAGTCGTAAGGGTTGTTGATAATCTGTTTCCGCTTCGCACCATCGCCATATGCCACGCCGCATGAACGATGCATCGCGGTCTTGAAGATGTCTGCTTGCCATGCTGAGTGCATGATCGACAACGGGCAGATCACTAGAACTCTTTTCACCAAGCCTAGTGTCATCAGATAATCCGCTGCCCATATCGCAGCAGAGGTCTTGCCTGTTCCCGCTTCGTTAAAACAGAACGCTCTCTGCCTCAGACTTAGGAATGATGCAGTACTCTTCTGGTGATCAAATGGTTTGAAGACGCCCGGCCAGTTGTAGTCTCTGAGTATTGGCGACGGGATGATAGGTGTGCCTTCCTTCGGAAGTTCACCGTCGAGTAGATAAGTTAGCAACGATGCTTCATCGAAACCCCAGTAGACGGCAATGTCTTTGGCGGTTCCACAGTCGATGATCAACTCGCTCTTTTCAACTTTACTCAGGATGTTCTGAGCAATCTGGTTCGGCACGGTTAGGCGTAGCGCCGTGTTCTCTATGACTTCCATAATTCCTCTTGAAGAAGCCCCTTACGGGGGCCAGTCGTTCAAGTCACAGCGGTGAGAATCAGTTAGATAGCCGCTGCCTTGAATGGCATGGTTGAGCGCTTATGACTACGCTAGGGCAGAAGTGGGTGGGAACTGCCCTGTCCTCCACACTCATACCTTGTGGGGACTACTTCATCGCTCCGCTTGAGGTACGCTTGAATGAGCGGTTGCGACGAATTGACTGGATGGTATAACCGTCTTTATTGGTTCCACCTTTCGATAACGCTTTCTTGTGGGCAATGTCTTTGCCCTCGCGTCGATCTGCTTTTCCGTTACCGTTTAAATCTTTACCGTTCTTATCAACAGCGCGGCGCGCACGTTGACGCTCCATGCGATCTGCATGTTCCTTACGGGCTTTCTGTTGCTGATACTCTTTCTTGTACGGGCGGGGTTTGTTTACGTAAGCCATCTCAGTTCCTCCTCCGCTTGTAGAATTCACATGTATCTACGGGACACCAACCACAAAGCGGAGTGGGGTTTGGCATCCAAGAGTTGTTCTCATAAGCGAGACTCAACCTCATAAGATCCGGGTTGAACACATCCCAGATCGAATCAACTTGATTACGTTCGTATTCCTCTGGAATAAAAACATCATAAAGTATGAATGCAAGCGCAGCTTTGATCTTCTTCACTGAAGGAAAGTGCGCGAACACCATCAACGCCATCAACTTTAACTGGTCGGGGTCGGGCATTTTCGGCTTGCCGGTCTTGTAATCGATAACGAAAGCATGATCTCCGTCTATGATTAGCAAGTCAGCAATACCGCGCACCCAGTAATCTGCATCGTCAAAACCACACGGCTGCTTATCGATGGTCAATGCCATCTTGTGCTCAGGGAATCGTGTCCCCGGCATCTGCATAAGCACATCCAGCAGAGGCTGAAAGCGTTCGTAATTTCTATTCAGTGGTATACCGTTTCTGACGTAGTCCTCTAATGCTTGGTGAACCTCAGTTCCGTAACGCATCTGCTCCGTTACTTCCTTCTTGAAGTTCTGTAAAACCTTTACTTCATGATACTGGCGCGGACATTTGGTGAAGTCCTTCAGTCCGCTGTACGACCATTTGATCACTAGCAATCCCCATATGATTGTCCGTATTTAGCCTCACAGGCGACGGGCAGATCGGCACACCAGTCAGGGGGAGTAGACATAGTTTTCACTATAAATGCAAGGGCGTCATCGACTTCGGATTCTGGGACAACCCAGACACCTGCGTCATGTACGGTCAGCACAGTTCGGTAACGTTCGTTTACCTTTAGCATCTGTTCGCCCACGATGATTCGGGCGAGGGCTTGCACGATATTCTCAGTAACTGCACCGCCCCAGATCTTTATTACGCCACGGCGTGATGTGTAAACGCATCCGTTTTCAAGGCCGCTAGTGCGGAGGTTCGGGTAGCGGATGTACAGTCGGTTCGGAAGTCTTATGCCTTCCGGCGTTATCTCTACGACTTGCTTGTTGTCCAAGTAGTAAGACTTACCCACGTTCGCACCCGTGCTCATCAACCATGACAAGGCTCGGTCGCAGTCATTCCAAAACCTCGGGATCATGCTGTTGGCCTGTCGGTACAGATGCACGATGCGCTTGCACTCATGCTCTTCAAGGCGAACGCTCACCGGATGCGCCGTGCCCAGAGTGTGCTGCAACTTGGCAGCACCTGTGCCGTAGCCCAGTCCAAGGATGCAGGTCTTGCCCACGAACCGCTCGACCGGATCTTTCTTCGTAATAGTTCTGTTGTAGACATGCGTAGCGAACTCGGAATAGATGTCCCGCTTGTTACGGAACGCCTCGACCATGTCCTCTTGTTCGGCTAACCACGCCAGCACACGCGCTTCGATCTGTGAACTATCACAGTTAATAACGACATGTCCACGGGGAGCCAGCACTGAATTCTTCAGAGCCTTCTTCTTGGCATCGCGACTCGGCAAGTTCTGGAAGTTGACGCTGTCCTGCCCTGACCATCGTCCGGTGTGTGCCCCGTAATACTTCAACGGGATAGGCAGCATGCCATTGTTTCGCGCACCGATTCCGATGAAGCGTTCGATGCGGGACTCTTCGATGGTGGACTTCGTACCCAGACGAACCGCGCAGAGTTGTTGAATGATCGGGTCGGGGTGTTCTTGCAGAGCCATGAACCCCACATCATTCTTGGCAAGAGCAAAGGTCACGTTGCCTGTAGTCGGACTGATCTTCGTGGGCACGGGGATGTTGAAGTCCTCCAGTATCTGCGCGAACTGTTTGTTGCTACAGAGTTTCTTGCGAACTTCTTCCTCTAGCCCACAGTCGAGCAAGCCTCTCAGACCATTCAGCAGTTCAGTCTTCTCGGCTTTAATTTCATCTAGCCTCGTGACCAACAGCGCATCGTCCACCATCAGCGTCGGACGGGTGTACATCTTGAGGGTCATGTCCACCAGATTGAACTCGACCTCGGGAAAAACTGGAGCCATACGAGCAAACAAATTGCACGTTAGTTCAACGTCGTTCGTGCAGTAGTGCCCATACAACTCCAGTTCTGCCGGAGAGAAGTCCTCTCTCCGCTTCCCGATGTTGTTGTGTACTTCGGTTCCCTTCTCACCAATCTCGTAACGCTGAACAAGCGCGGCAAGCGATCCACCTGCATCGACACCGTGTAGAGCACGAGCCATGCATAGCGTGTCGTAGTAGAAGTTCGGATGAATATCCAGAACCCACTCTAGTATCGCTCCGTCGAACATGGCGTTGTGACATAGGACAGCGGTGCTGCTCCAGTCAAACCTGTTTAAGAATTCTTTAATCTCAGCGTGAGACCCAGAAAACCAAACAGGTTCGCCATCGTTCTCTTTGACACCTACGCCGATGATTTGAAAACGCGGGTCACGAATGTATTCCTCAGTCGTCATCTTCGACAGACTGAAGTCCTTCGCGTAGTACGTTTCAAAGTCTAGCGTTACGAAACTCATGATTAAGCAGCCTTCGATTCTCGACGGGCGATCTCGCGATCAATGTAGAACCTAGCCTTCTTCAAGTCCTGCAACGGATTGCCCTTGTAGAAAGCGCGGCTGATGTACTTCACAGCGTTGCCCAAGTGATAGTTAAGATTCTTAGCCTCTATGAACTCAATCGTTTCCACGCCGCCAACCTTGTAGTGCGGGGGATGATTGACCATGTCGGCCTCGGGAACCTTGATCGGCTTCTGCCCGTTGAAGATCAACGGTTTCACCGGCTGCAATACTTCGCGGGTCTTTGCGATCTTCGATAACTTGGTCTTCTTGACTCGCTCACCCTTCTTTATGTTGTTCTTCCAATAGAACTTTACTTGGTGAACGTAGTTCTCTTTGAGTTTCAACTTGGCGGCGATCTCTTTTACTGACAGCCCCTCTGCCAAGAGAGCGCGAATCTTCGCAGCATTACTCTGCTTTTTCATACGAACTGACTCCTATCAATATTAATTGCAACAACTGATCAACATTAGACTCATCAATCAACAGCACTTGTCCTCCTGCCTCTTCAATGTCTTTAAAGTTTTTCATCTGTAAGGCAGTCGGTTTGTTCCCCTTGGCCTTGCATTCGATGCCTATGAACAACCCCTTGTAGCAGACTAGAAAGTCTGGCACTCCGGCGTTGCCATAACCTGTGCCGATGGGCATCGCGTAGTAAGCCTTGATCTCGGTTAGAACTTTTCTAACCTTGTCTTTTACTTTTCGTTCGGGGGTCAATTAACTTCCATCCCTTCGCGGTTTCTACGAATCCGATTGCCGCCATTGCTTCAAGAGAGCGGCAATCACCAAACCTGTATTTGTGCGCGTGAAATGAGTTCGCCGTTGCAAACTTGCGCTTGCACTCAGTACACCTTCTTTCTTGCTTTACGACGCTCACTTTTCAACCTCTCAACTTCTCTGCGTAAGTAGACGATCTCATCACGACACGCCCACAACACGCTGCCCACTGTCAGAAACTTCATTTCTGTTGTGGTCGAGGCATCGTTGATGTCGTTGGGGAGTGCGCGAATCAGATCAAGAATATCATCTTCGATTTCCACGCAGTGTCTCCAGTTCAGTCTTCAAAGTATTCAACTCTAACAAGAGGACTGTAGCCTCGTCGAACAGTCCCGCTCTCCGTATATTCTGCAAGGATTGCTCGACGCGCTTCTGCTGACTTTGACCATAGCCCCAAGGGGCAGCACTCATCTCGTCTTTCCACGCGCCGGGTGGGGATTGATTGTCTATTACTACGGTCTCTGCCCTCGGCTTTGATTCGTTCGTCATACTGCATGATCCCTCGGTTGACCGCCTTCGCTAGGTGCAAGTTAGAAACGCCCCACGACGCTGCTAATTGTTTGTAATTAACACGTTCGTGATTTTCTCTGGCTTTCCGTCTGTACTCCAACAAAAACAAATACTGCTCATACGAAAGTACCAAGTTGTATCTTGACTTTCGCGTGTAGACCTTACCCTCTTTCTTTTTTCCTCGTGTCATCTCGCACCAACACTAGTAACTTACAGATCACATGGCTCTCGGTCTTCTGCTCTCCTGCTTTGTGCAAGAGATCAAACTGATGAGCTAAGTTCTCAATCATGTCCCAGTCGATGTATTCCAACTCTAGGTTGTCACCAATCGTCGCCCAGACTTTTTCCTGTGGCGGGATCGGAACCATGTCCTCTGGCTTTACATCCAGATAGGACACATCGTCATCAAGAGTTAGGGAAGTAGTCATCTTGAATCTCCTGAATAAGTTCTTGAACTTGTTTGTCCCACGGAGCCTTTACGTTATCGCGTGGAAATAGTTTTACCGATGGATACCACAGACTCGTGCGGCCACGCTTCTGGTTCCAGTACCAAAGTTTGTTAGCGTCGAGCACATACGTAGGTTTGCCCATCGCCCCTGCGATATGCACGTTGGCGTTGCTGACAGACACCACCACATCGCACAGCGACATCGTCGCGGCTACACCTTCTAGATCAAAGAAGTTGCCAACGGTGGTCTGCCACACGTGTCTACCAGTCTTCTCTTCAAACGGTTCTATGTCATGATCGGGCTTACCGTACTGAAGGTTGACGATCTTGGCGTTCGGGATGTCCCACAGCCCAACCAACTCCTCCAACTTGATGCTCTTGTGCTTGTCGATGCGAGGTGCAGTACTAGCCCATGAGAGACCGATGACGAACTCTTCTCCAGTCAGACCCAACTCTTGCTGTATCTGCACACCACGATTCGTGTCGTGCCTGATGTACTTGAACTGGGTGCACTCGTCGATGTCGGCTTCTGTCTCAATGAAGTGTCTGCCGATGCTGCCCAGTGGTATCTGAGAATCATACTCAGCGTTGTTAACCTTGGCGCTGTGCGGAATGAACTTGATGTCTGGGTTGGCTCGTTGCAGTAGTCCTGCCAATCGGATGTCGATCATGACTGTAACTTTTTCAGTACAACTCTTAACCTTCTTCAGCAGACTGCTGTACAGCAACTGATCACCGATGCCCTGCTCACACCATACAAGTACAGACTGATAGGCACGGTATGGTCGCCACTCGGGGAGCCTCGTCTTGAGTCGCGGGGATGCAAACGATGTGCTCTTCCATCGCTCGTCATACAACTCCCACCCACGCTTGAAGTCACCGCGCTGCATCGCCATCAAACCCATCGTCCACTTGGCATCAGCGGTATCAGGATCGTGGTGCAGAGCCTTCTCAAAGTCTGCCTGTGCCAAGTCCCAACGCTTCATCTCCCAGTGCGCTCGGCCACGCTGAATGTAGGACGCAATGATCAACGGATGCATATCGATGAGTTTATTGAACCCCGGTATGCACTCATCGAACTTGTCTTGATCCAACATCTCCAATGATTCTTTGAAGATGTCTTGTATAGATTTATTCACCAGTAGTCTCTCCCACTTCGTTTGGCTCCCCACGCAGGTGGGGGCACATGTGACCACTCTCGTCTGCGGAAATCATCAGCGCGCTTGAAGAAACTTAGTAGCCATTTGATCATGCGACTTCCCTCTGTTGTGGAAACGTTAGTTTCATCCCACGTATGACGGATAGTTCTTCAAACGAAAGCACCACTTGGTAATAGTATATGTTAGTTGCATTACTATTGGCAACGAACCATCCAATATTTATGTACTCTCGTGGGTAATGATCGGGAGGGTTCAACTCCCACGCTGTATTCACCGGGGCAGTAACTTGCTCGTCGATACCCAACCCATGAACCATCGCCAGCTTCTCTTTGATCGTATCGGGTAGAGTTTTAACATTGAATATCCGCAACATGTTATCGCCCACGTACACCCGATATATCTCTGGGTTTTGTGTGGTGTCACGCACTACGCAGACAGACCATAACTCATCGTGCTGCAACTTGATCGGGGTAGTACTGTAGACATACATAGTATTAACCCTTATCCGCGACGATCCATTGCAGGGGACGGTGCTGATAACCGTACGTCATCCACCCTCCCTCGTTCGACATGTAAAACGCAGACGTTTTGGCAAAGATCTAGTCAGAGTCGATACCAGTTAT